AACCTTTGGCAGCGGCGGCAGGGTGATGCTCATGGCTTGCCTCCTGTGATGCCGTGGTGCGCCTCTGCTGCGCGTATGCCCTCGCAGAACCAATCAGCCTGACCGCCCTTCCCGCGAAACTCTGACGACTTCCACATGGACAGAATCTGCTCATCCGTCAGCGGCTCCCGCACGACAGCAGCGGGCACTGCCTGCGGGGCGGCGGGAGGGGTGGCGTCATAGGCCGCAAGGAATCCCGGGTCTACCAGCAAGCCCATCATGGCGTCCTTGAGCATTGCCGTGTCGCCGTCGTTGGGCTGGTAGTAGCCGTCATCGCCCTCCATGACGTAACCGTCGATGTAGTCGTCAATTGCGGCCTCAACCCTATCGCCGTCAGCGGGAGGGGCAGATAGGGCAAGCGTCATGCTGGCATCTTCGCCATTGCGCCATGCATCGAACACGGCATTGATGGACTCGACTTGCTGGTCTATTGACTGCTGCGCTGCGGCTCCAAATGTCGCGGCGTCGAGGTCGGCACCGTTAATGACCACGTTGTCTGGCGTCCTGCCAGCGAACACCCCGCCGGACTTGATCGCGTCAATCGGGGCATTGCGCAGGATCGCGTACCCGATGGCATAGTTGCGTACCTCCTGCGGCGACAGGGCCTGGTTGCAGATACTGCAATCAGTGCCACACGCAGGAGCGATGCAGAGGTACGGCTCTGGCACCGGCTCCGCTTGTGGCTGTGCGAGTGCTTCGCGCAGGGCGGCGCAAACCTGCTGCAACGCTGCTTGATCCACGTCACTTGTGCCAACGCGGCCATAGGCAGACAGTGGTTCCAGCGCATCCAGCGCCACTTGCGCGGCTTGGTGTAGGGTGGGGGTGGTCATGGTCAGAAGGGGATATCCGAATCAATGTCATCGAACCCGCTCGGCGCCGGCTTCGGCGGGGGCGGCGGAGGCGGCGGTGCTGCAGGCTTCGCGGCCGGCGCCCCTGCGAACTCGATGTCCGCCACCCGACCCACCAGCTTCGTGGCCACCGTCTGGTCCTGCTTGGTGAACGACTCGGTGTGCACGTCGTTGAGCGTGACCATGACCGACGTTCCCTTGGTCAGGTGCTGGGTCAGGCCCTCGGCCCGCTTGCCCCACAGCGATCCCTCAACCCACTGCACGGGCTGCTTTCCGTCTGACCCCTTGCGCCCGTAGGCGAAAGCCAGGGACAGGTTGGTGACTGCCTCGCCCTGGGCGGTGTGGCGCATCTCTGCATCGCGTCCAATGCGCGCGAGACCGAACATGTTGGAACTCATCAGGCTACCTCTTTCTGCTTGTTCGCTGCCTTGCGCAGCTTGGATTCGTACTCGCGCACCGTGATGGAGAAGGCCAGCAGGTCGGCCTCCAGCTTCTCGATGGCGTCTTCGTTGCGGGTGATGCGGTGGATGACCATCTGCAGGCCAAGGTCCTCCAGATCCGGCGTCCACAGCACCAGGTCGACCCACTTGCGACCCAGGAGCCACAGATACCCGTTGCACTGGTCGATGTACTCACTGATGTCGCCATCAGCCACGGCAGTGAACAGGGTGTTGGAGGAGACCATGGTCTTGATCTCCAGCACTCCGTCGTCGTCGATCAGACCGTCAGGAGAGACCCCGAAGCAGTTGTCCTCGGTCTTGAAGAATCCGACGGGCTCGACCAGTCGGCCGGTCCGCAGCTCGTAGGCGCCGCGGGCGATGGGCTCCTGCTCGGTGCCGGTACGCATGGCTTCGTTCTGGAAGATGGTCGGGATCAACCCACCGCACCGCTCGCGCGCCAGGTCGCGGGCATAGCCGATGCACTTGGCAGACGGGCCCTTGGCCGTGCGGTCGCGGGCATCGCGGAAACGAGACCCGGTGATCACCCCGCGGCGGGCCTCCAGCCAGTCCTGGCCGCCCTGTTCGAAGTCGCAGTGGATCATGGCTTCACCGCACGATCTGCAGCCTTGGCGGCGCTCTTGAGGTTGTCGGACTCGGGATTCAACGCCAGACGCTCCTCCGGGGTACGCGAGGTGATCCAGGCAGCGAACTCCTTCCAGCCCTTTGCGGCGGCTGCCTGGGCCTCCTGCAGCAACTCGGACGGGACTTCGGGGGCGCCAGTACCGCGCCCATCGTCGTCCTCGGCGTCCATGTCCTTGGTGGCAATGCCGGTAGCAGCCAGCAGTGTGTAGCGCTGCAAATAGTTGATGCACGACGCCATTTGCTGGATCGGGTTCTTCTTGCCCGACGAGTCTGGCGCGCCAGAAAGCGAAGTGGATTCACTGTGCCCAAGCTTGTGCGTCAGGGTGCAGGTCACGGTGATTGTTTGTCCATCCTGGGTGGTGTCCCAGCGATGCGAGATGCCGTGCTGCGCCAGGCCGTTGATGATCGGCTCAGTGACCCCGCCCAGCGTGGCGTGACGGTAGGATGTGGTGTCGCCATCCCGCGTGGTGAAGCTGACCTGCTTGGTCTTGAAAATCTCGGGCGGGTTCTGTTTGAACTCGGCCATAGCCAGGACAAAGGCCTTCTTTGCTTCGCGCTCCTCCCACTGGATTTGCATGGCCATGAGCTTCTCCAGGCGCTCAATGTCGGCGCCGCCATCCATGGCGTACCGGACAAGATCGGCCGGCGTGGCGGACCCGCGTGGCTGCGCGACGATTTCGGCACGCTCTTGCAATGTGACTGCATTCATTTGATGTGACTCCATGATTGCCCGGTGGCAGCGCGATGTGCCGTCATCCGGGTGACGTTGAACTCTTGCGAGAGGGTAGTGAACGTTGCGCCCTGCATTCGCCTGGCGCGCAATGCGGTCACCAGCTGATCGGTCAACTTTGCGCCGTGGTGACGCTCTCCGGCCGATGTGGTGCCGTGCAACTTCTTGTCGGCGTGGTTCTCTTTGCGAGTTCCCCAGCGCAAGTTGGTAGCAGTGTTGCTTCTAGCGTCCCCATCACGATGGCAGATCTCTTGGCCATGCGGTTTTGGGTCGCCAAATGCGCCCATCACAAGGTGGTGCACATACCGCGTGATTGCAGCCCCATTCTTGGATAGCCTGACGCTCAGGTAGCGCTGTTGCACGCCGCTTCCCGGGCGCATGATGCGCTCCTGCGCTTGGTAGTTCTTGCCGTTCTTGCGAACGATCATCTTCTGCTCAGACCGTACCCTGCCGAGACTGCTGATCGAGTACAGCGACTCGTACCCAGCGACCGGCCGCCACTCTTCGGCCGCGCTCATGCTGCAACTCCTTCAAAGGCTTCGATGGCTTCGTCGACCTGGAAGTCGATCAGCCAGGACAGGGCGACGGGCGCAGGCACGTTGAAATGGCCGGCGATGGCCTCAACGATCTGCACGTCGGTCGGGCGTTGGGGCTTCTCCACCAGCGTGAGCACGACGGGCTCGGGCTCCACCACGGGCGGCGGCGGGTTCTTCTGGCGCTCCAGCTCCGCGCGCTCCTCGGCCAGGCGGGCGGCTGCAGCGGCATGCTCTGCCCGCTGGCGCTCATGCTCGGCATTGATGCGTGCGTTCTCCTCGGCAAGGGCCTTGCGTTGGCGCTCCAGTTCGGCGCGATCTGCATCGGCCTGGACCTTGCGGTCGGCGTCGATCTTGTCCTGCTGCGCCTTCGCTTCGGCCTGCTGGCGGGCCAGCTCGGCGCGCTCGGCCGCGAGACGTTGACGCTCGGCTTCCTGCTCTGCGGCAACCCGCGCACGCTCGGCTTCTTCCTCGGCCTTGGTGTCGCGGATCTCGGCCATGCGAGCCAGGGTCAGGCCCCGCGTGCTGGCAGCTTCTTCTTCGAACTCCTCGAAGCCCTCGGTCGATTCGGCCATCAGGCGCTCGATCAGCTCGCTCGCGGCCTGGGCGGTCTTTGCCTGCAGCGCGGCATCGGCATAGGCGCGGATGGCTGCGATACGCTCATGGATCTTGGTGATCCGCTCCCGCTCGATGCGCTCGGCCTCGGCCTTCTCGGCAGCGCGAGCCTCATCCCAGGCATTGCGCAGGCCCAGCAGGCGATCCTCCTCGGGCTGGGTGATGGAGATCAGCGCCTTTTCCTCCGCGATCACGGCTTTCGAAAACTTGGTGGCATCGTCGCGCGCGGCCTTGCCGATCTTCTCGATGTTGGTGCGGGCACGAACGAGAGCCATGGCTGCGCTGTGGCACTCCTCGCGGCCGGCAGGGTTCTTGACCTCGGTGATGTTGGCCGACTTCTTGACCAGCTCGGCGAGTTCCGTGCGGGCCTTGTCGGAGCCCAGCGCCAGCGCGGCACGGGCCACGACGGTGAGGGCGGTTGCAGGGGTTTCCATGGTTGCCTTTCAGGGGTTGAAAATGATGGTGATGACGCTGACGGCCAGCAGGACCAGCAGCACGGGAAGCTCAACGCGCGGCCACATCGCGGCGCTCCAGGGGTTTGGCCAGCAGCCACTTGTCGCCCAGCATGCGCACTGCACGCGCCCACTGGCGGATGTTGTGTCGCTGCACGTTGCGCGGGGCCATTGGGTGCACGAAGTGACGGCGGGCACGGCGAAGGAGGGTGGTGTTCACAGCTCTTTCCCCCATGCCGTGCCGGCCTTCACCTTGTTGGTGGTGTGCGTGCGCAGCTCGTCGAACCGGCGGTCGGGATCGAGCAACTGACGCACGCTGTCAATTGCCTTGTGCGCGGGCGTGTCGGTGCCGTTCATCTTGCGCAGGACGGCCAGCAGGATGGCGATGAATGCCACGTAGAGCGCGGCGGCCAAGAGGAACTCGCTCATGCTGCCTCCCTGGTGAGAAACGAGGGAATCGAGCCGGCAGCATTGCCGCGCCTGCACTCTGCGTCGTCAGCGGACCACAGTTCCTCGTTGCGCGCGGCTTCTTGGATGTCCATGAGCGCGCCGTTGCACTTGTCCAGCGCGATGCAGGCCGGGTCGTCTTGCTTCATGCGGCTGGTGATGGCCGACAGGATGGCGATGATGGATTCGTTATCCAGCCCTGCGCGGCAGAACGCGAGGACTTGGGCTTCGGTGGTCATGCTGCCACCTCTTCTTTTGGTGTCCACAACTCCGCATGCGTGTCGATCAACGCCAGCGCAGCGAGGTACTCCGTGCCGTGTTCGTTCATGCCG